AACACTATTTCATTTCAGAATGGCAAGTTGATATTCCTTTCGTCACTTGAAAACTACAAGGCAATCGATGGTATTGAATTTGCACATGCGGATTTAGATGAAACAAAAGACACTAAAGAAGAAGCGGTTCGAGAGGTTATTATTGCACGTTTAAGACAGGTTGGAATGTATATCAATAAGCGTGGAGAAATTACAGACGACCCAACCGATGCGCGGGAAGGATTCAACCCATTAAACATTTATACTTCACCAGCTAAAAGTCAATGGCTTTCCGAATGGTTCAGCTTTGAAAAATACTTTGAAGAGATTTCGCAGAAGATTTTCAGTAAAACAGATTACTTCAGAAAAAGAATCGGGAACAAATTAGTTGTTATTTCTTCGAGTTACCATAATGAAGATAATCTTCCGAAAGGATATATCGAAAACAAATTAATCGAGCCAAATTCACATAATCAACACCGTATTGATATGCTTGTTTACGGTTCTCCGTTAGCTAAATCTGGCAATGAGTTTTATAATCGTTGGGACAGACAGAAGCATATCCAGGTTATGGAAACACCAAAGGATTTACCGATTCATATTGGATTTGACTTTAACAGAAAGCCTTATATTACTGGTGGGCTCTATAAAATTTGGTATAAGAAAGAAGTTAACCGTTGGCATATACACAAGTTCGACGAAATATGTTTACCTCCGCCAAATAACGTTACTGAGGATTTATGTAATGAGATGGTGAAGCTTTGGGCACACGAATTAAAGAATGGTGTAACGTATTACGGTGATTATTCGGGCGGAAACCGAAGAACTAATTCAAAAGAGGACGATTATGACGTAGTTCGTAGAATCTTGAAGCCTTACCTTCATAGCACTTCCGATAAAGTAATTGTAAACGAAAGAGTTATTAAACGGAAGGAGTTTATGAATAGAATGTTTTACGGTGCTTTGCCAATAGACTTTACTTGCGACCCGAAGTGTAAAAACTTTATTAATGATGCCGAGTACATGAAAGAAGGACCAGATGGTAAAAAATTTAAGCAAATAGGAACAGATGAAACTGGTATGAGTTACGAGAAATACGGACATTGCGCCGATGAAACAGAATACGTTATCACTTCGGCCTTCGATATGTATTTTAACCAAGATTAATCGCGTATTTAAAAAATACATATCTTTGGATAAATTAAAACTTATCCGATCATGGCATATACTTTAGAAAAAGGCATTTCAATCCTAAAAAGCACAATCCAAAACGACTTAACTCATAAGGATTATGATAGAGTTACAAAGATTGCTGACGAATACACAAAATTTGTAACTGGTGTAAATATAGATTCATTATTGAAAGCCTTTACGCCAAGAGAAAATGCCGAAGCTTTTCAACAGCGAGTTGCGTTAAGTCAATTAACAACTCCTGATATGGCTAATCGTATAGCCGCTCCAATGTTTAAGATAGGAAGAACACACGCCGAAGAATCTATTGTTTGGACAGACGCGACAGATTCTGATAAGAAGAAAAGCGATTTGAAAGATTGTTTAAATAATTTCTACGGCGACCAATCGCTTGACGTTTATTTAAACCAGCGTTTGGTTGAATTGGATTGTACAGACCCAAATAGTTTTATCATCGTTGAGGTTCAAGGAGAATACGACCCAAAGAAGCCTGATAATAAATTAAAGCCTTATCCATTTGAAGTAAATTCCGAAGAGGCGGTAAACTACAAATACGTAAATAACGAACTTCAATTTTTAATAGTTGAAAAGGAATACATTGAGAAATCAACTAAAGACCAAAGCAATGTTGAGCTCGATATTTATACGCTTTATTTAGATAAAAATTATGTAATTGCGAAAGAGATTCAAAACACAAGAGTTAATGAGCTTTCTGCAAAATATCCTGAGCAAGAAATTTTCTATTTAAACCCAGATGATAAAATCAATTCTGAGGTTTATATGATAGAAATCATTGAACATAATCTTAATAGAATCCCAGCAAAAAGAATCGGTACAAGAAAAGACATTTCAACTCGTGGTCGTACTTGTGTACCGATGATGCACCCAGCTTATTCCTATTTTATGAAGTCGATTAAAACGGTTTCAGAATTTGATTTGACAAACTGTTTACATGTATTCCAAAAGTTAGTTCAGTATGACGAAGTTTGTGTTGGTAATCAGCAAAAAAATATTGTTTGTAATTTAGGAAAACAGCCCGATGGAACTACTTGTACAGAGTGTCAAGGAAGCGGCTGGAAAACGCACAAATCTTCTTCTGATATTATTAGAGTTAAGTTGCCGAAAGACCCGAAAGATATGGTCAACCTACAAAATTATATGGCATACTTTGGTCCTCAGATGGACTTATTAAAGTTTCAAAAGGATTTTGGATTTTATGAATTAAACGAATTAGCGTTGAAGTCAGTTTATACTTCTGATTTATTTGTTTCAGACAAGGTGGTTTCTACTGCTACTGAAAAAAGTATTGACCTGGAAAGTGTTTATGACGCATTAAAGCCTTTTGCCGACAACTATTCTTCGCTAAGAATGCACATAATGTATTGTGTTGCAACCTTTAGAAATATTGGTGACAAACTTAGTATCTCGCATGTATTTCCAAAGAACTTTAAAATGGAGTCATTACCTATGCTATTAGATAATTTAGCAAAGGCAAATACTTCTGGCGCACCTTCCTACATTAAAGATGAAATCAATAGAGATATTGCACAAAAGCTTTATGCTGACAAGCCGCATGAATTACTTGAATTAGAGGTGAAGGCATCTTATTTTCCTTTCAACGGAAAGACAGAATCAGAAATAAATAACATACTTTTAAATGATCTGACAACTCAATACAACAAGGTTTTGTACGCTAATTTCGAAACTATCTTTGCGCAATTAGAAGAAGATGCAAACAAAACTTCAGTTAATTTCTATTCGCTGGAAAAAACAAAACAGTCTGAGTTGGTTAAAGCGAAAGTATTGGCTTTGGTTACTGAAATCAATACTGAGAACTCACAAGATAGAGCAGCAACATTCAATCAAAATATACCTGGGCAATAATATGGTTTCGATTAAGCTTCCAATATTCTTCAAAACAGAAGAAAGTAAAAGACAAGAGTTAATCAAAGGTGACGATTATTCACTTAAAGATTATTGCAAAGAACGTAAAATGATTTTTTATAATATCAGTTGTATTGGACCTTTTGAAGAAGATGGACAAATAAAATACACCTCGATATTTTCTAACGGCGAAGAATTTATTTGTTCGTTAAGTATTAAGGAAGTTGAACTCATTATTTCTGAAGCTAATAAAAGTGCCAACGTATAAAGAAATATCAAAGTTGAAAAGCGAATTGCTTGACGCTCGTGAGAATAAAATTCAACGAAAGTTAAGTATTCAGCAACAAAGCCTATACGATAGTTTACTAAATGATTTTGTTAAAGTTGCGAAGGATAAAATAGAGGGTAAAAAAGTTGACATTTATAAACTCCAAGCCGAACTAAAAAAGCAATACGCGCTTAACTTTCCAGAGGTTATGGCTGACGTTGTAAAGGCTTCCGAATCTATTACAAACCTAAACGATAGATACTTTTCAACTCTTGTTGACTCGAATAGGCTTGGAGAAATACAAGACAAAACCTTTGCTGTTATCAATAAAACATTAGGCGTTACAGAAGCTGGTAAATTAATTACAGGAGGCTTTATTGATAAGGTAATTGAGAATAAAAACGTACAAAAGTTATTTACAAAAAAAGTCAACGCAATTCTTGATGGAAGTCCAGATATTGTTGTAATGCAAACTAAGCTAAAAGAATTTATCACTGGAAGTAAAGAATCGACTGGCTTATTAGAGCGCCATTACAGAACGTTCGCTTCCGACTTAATATCTAATATTGACAGAACAGGTTCGCTCGTGTACGCTAACGAATTGGACCTTCAGCACTTTTATTATTCGGGTGGCGTAATTCTTTCTTCAAGAAGTTTTTGCAAGTCTAAAAATGGCAAGGTATTTACAAGAGCCGAAGCGGAACGGTGGAAGGATTCAGCATTCATTACCGATATGTATGGAACTGAGGTAGGCACTTACGAGCCTTTAATTGATATGGGAGGTTACGGTTGTAGGCATCGTCCAGATTGGATTACATCTGACCTTGCCAAGATTATAAGAGCCAAAAAATAATTTGGGACAGAATGGCGAGCCGCTGATATTTTAATTTATCATATTTTTGATAAAAAAAAGATATGGGAATTTTAGCAAGAAAAGGTGACCAAGAAAAAGAATTCAGCGAAGTAGTTTGGAAGCTTTTAGGAAAAAACACCAATGGCTGGGAGCAAGTGAGTAATTCAGTTGCGAAAAACATTAAGGAGCCAACAAAAAAACCAGAAACGGGAACAAAGGTTGATAATCCTACTAACCAAACCGTAAAAAATGAGGTTGATAAAAAAAATGATAATGACACTACCGTTAAAGACGATAAAAAAAACGTTGTTGACGTAAAAGCTGAATTTATCAAGGTAGTAAAAGAAAATAATGTCACTAAAAATCAGATCAAAGATTATTTGGATTCAAAAGAAAAATCTTATAAGGCTGGTGACAGTTTAGATTCTTTAATCGAGTTGTTATACACAGAGTTGAATGGCGATGTTGCCGAATTAAATACTTTATTTTTATAATTATGAAAGTACAATTAAAATCTAACGGAACTCAGCATGAAATTCCTTCAGAAACATGGAAAAAAATGAGCCGAGACCAAAGAAGCGCATACGCTGTAATCTCTTCTGCTGATACAGTAGAAAAACCACAGACTGTAAAAAATGAAGCTGCAAAAGAAAAAACTGACGAAGTGAAAAAGATTGAGAAGTCAGAAAACGGCGATAAGAAGTAGAAAATATATTGCGAGATAGAGCAGCTGGTTAGCTCGGTGGTCTCATACACCATAGGTCGTTGGTTCGAGTCCAACTCTCGCTACAAAGCATAAACCGCTTTTTATATGAAACAACAAGAAAAACAAACAATCACTGCGTTTATCGGGAGAACGTTAAATATACCCGCTGAAGAAGTTGCTGCACTTTTCAAAGCAGATGGAGACGAGGAAACATTTAGCGAAACCGCTTTGGATTCTTTACTAAAACATGACGCAACTCGCGTGCAAAATTTCACTTCTAAAAATCAAGAATTTTTTGATAATGGATTTAAGAAAGCACAAAAAGAAGCTTTATCAAAGTTTGAAAAAGACATCCGCGAAAAGTTCAATGTGACTGAGGACAAACAAGGCTTAGATTTAATTGAAAGCGTTGTAATGGCAAAAATCAAGGCTCAGGGTGGAGACTTAGACGAGGAAAAAATCAAGCGTTCAGACGTTTATTTAAAAGCCGTTGAAAGACTTACCAAAGAAAAAGATGAAGCTGTTACTGAAGCGACAACTAAATATAAGAACTTGGAACAGACGATTGCTAGCGAGAAAATCAATGGCTCAATCAGAAGTTCGGCAAAAGAAATTATCATGTCATTGAACCCAATCCTTCCAGAAGGAAAAACTGCCGATGGTAAATCAAAAGCGGATATTCAAGTGGAAAGATTAGTTGATGAATTAATTTCCCAACACCAGTTCGAGATTAAAGGCGATAAAACGTTAATAATCAAAGATGGCAAAGTAATGGAAGACCTGCATGGGAATTTAGTTGACTTTAAAACGTACGTGTCTGAAAAGGCTTCCTACGTTTGGGACTTTAAACAAGGTGACGCTAGACGCGGAACTGGAAACAGCAACGATGATGAAAGTGGTAATTCTGGAGCAAAAAAAGGGTATCAAGGACCAGCAATTGCATCTTCAGAACAGTATATGGAGTTAATGGCAAAAGCCAAAGACGAAGCAGAAAAAATTGAGATAACAAAAGCTTATAACGAGAGCCCAAATACAAGAATGTAACTTTTTTTATTTATCTCTAATCTCTCAAAACAATGGCAACATTAACAGCGGCGGCGCTTACCGCAATTTATTACTCAGCAGAATCTTTATTCGCTGATGGTCAGAAAAAAGCTGACTACGTAGCTGAAGTAAATGCAGCAAAGGCTGTAATTGAAAACACTACTGCAAAAATCCAAGTATTAGATGCGAACAACAAAGTTCGTCAAGCTAAAATCTACTGGAACAAGAAAACAACAACTACGATCAATGATTGTGCTGCTACGCCAGATGATTTATGTGATTTAGATGGAGACGAATCAGATGCTGATGGTAAAACATACACGATTTCTGAATGTACTTCTGCTGGATTCGTAGTTGATGATGCTCTTTATGCAGGAAGTAACCTAAATGCAAATGAAGTTTTCGCAGATAACATGTTAAAAACAATGAAGGCTTTGGACGAAGCTATTGCACAAAAAGTAATTGCAAAAATTGATTCTTTCAGTTCACCTAACTTACATACAACTGTAGGTGTTGGTTGTCCAGGAGTTGCTTCGCCTGCTAGTTGGGCTCAAACATATATCCAACCAGCTTATTGGACGCCTGAAGTTATGGCATACTTCTTACAAGTTGCTCGTATCAATAAATTTGCTTCACCTTTCTTATTAGATGGAGAAAATTTATACACTCAATTCTTTAGAGCGATGAACAATGCTGGAAATGCTGACGGTTCTGGCGCTAAAACAATGATGGACAAAATGAAGTATTATGAGGACATGGTTAATATGGCTGCTGTAAATGGTTCAACGAAGAAAACCTTCTTAATTGAGCGTGGGACAACTGCTTTCAGTTCTTATTCTTTATGGAGTAAAAACGGAATGACTAACCCATTACCACACGGAGCGGGTCAAGTGAAGTTCTCGATTCCTTCTAAGAACATACCTGGATTAGTTTACGACGTTTATGCAAAAGATGAATGTTCAGCAGAATACGAAAAACACACAGTGTTGTTAAAAGCAAACTATGATGTATTCAATGGTCCTGCTGCTGTAAACGGTTCAACGGGTGTATTAGAATTCATCTGCGGTGCTTGTCCAGCATAATCAATTCAATAATTTATTTAAAAAGCCACTTCCGTTCAAGGGGTGGCTTTTTTTAGTTACAACCTAAAAATTAATACTATGACTTGCTTAGACAATGTAATAAAATTATCAAGAACAACTTGCGAGTGCTTTGACGCTCCAGAAGGATATAATGAAGGCCAATCGGAAATTTACTTGGATGAATTAGAAGGTATTTCATTAGGCGGCTTGTCAGGAACAACAAATTGCGAGCAAGGTGATATTTGGGATATGATGAGCAAGGCTCGTACAAATGCAATTTTGCAATTCAAAAGTGATTTGCTTTCTTGTATTGGTTCCAACTTCAAAAGCCGTAGAAATGATTATAAAGGATTAATTGGAGAAACAAACTTCAACGCCTCTTTGAATATCGGGAACACTTATGCGGGTGTCGCTTTAAGACCTTACGAAATAGTTGGAGGTTATTTTGAATTAAAAAGAATAGGCTTAATGTTCAATGTGACTGGTCCAATTACTGTAAAGGTATATAGTAATGAATCAACAACTGAAATAGCTTCCTATTCAATGACAACTGCGGCAAACGCATTACAATATGTTACACTTGAAGACCCGTTAAAACTTCCTTTATTCTCAAACTTAGTTTCAAATTTAGAATACTTTATTGTATATGAATTGGACGGCTCTTTTCAACCTAAAAATAATAAATCAGATTGCGGTTGTGGTAAACAAAACACCTCAGTAAGTTTTAAAAATTGGTTAACTATTCATGGAATAAAAGGCGATGACGTTTCAGTATTAAGAAACTTCCAAACTTCTAAGGAGTTAAACGGCTTGGTACTTGATGGTGTTTTTACTTGCGATAAAACAAGATTGATTTGTTCAGATGAATATCCTTTAGACTTTGAAAGCGATGAGCGTGCAATGGATTATGCTTATGCGATTCGATATAAGGCTGGAATGTTATTAGTACAGTTGATTCTTGATAGCTCAAACATAAATCGTTACACAATAATGGGGCGTGAAGCCTTATACGGAAAGCGTGCACACTATGAGAAAAAGTATCAAGAGTATGTTGCGTACTTATGTGAGAATACAGAAATTGTAAATACTGATTGTCTTATTTGTCGTCCAAATCCAAATTATCAAATAGGTAATATTTTACTATAATGGATTCAAAAGATTTTAGCAAATATTTAAAAAGCTTCTCAGAAAAAATTACTGAAGGACTTCAGCCGATCAACGAAAAGGTTGCTTTAAATGCTTATGCGCTTGCTAAAAATCGAATCATAAATGAAGGAACAATTGGCGACGGCAAATCATTAGGAGGTTATTCGACTAATGAAATGCCCGCCTTTTTCTTCAAAGGAAAAGCCCTAAATAATAGCGGTGAAGCCTTCTATGAGAAAAAAAAGAAAGCTGGAGAAGGTATTTCGTACGCTGATTGGAGAAAAGCAAACAATCGTCCAATTGACCATGTAACATTAAGCTTTTCAGGAACAACTTTCAATGATATCGGAGTTATAAAAAAGCTCGTTGATGGTGTTAAGGTAGTAACGATAGTTGGCCCGAAGAATACAAAAGTCAGAGCCAATGGAGATTCCACTTCTGAAATTGTTGGCTATTTACAAGACCGTTATGGCGATTTTATAAAACCAAATAGAGAAGAAACCGAAATTCTAAAAGCCACTTTGTCCAATGAAGTGAATTTGCTAATCAAAAAAAGTTTATAGTGTTGAATTAATTCATAAATTTGGTTTATGATAGCAACCATATTTATAGCAATAACGGCATTTGTTTATTCAAACATCTTAACACAACCTGGAGAAATCTTCGGGAATCTTTACAAGAAGCTTGACGAGTTTTTTAATACAGACAAAAGAAGCTGTACTGGATTAGGATTACACCC